CTGCATCTCTTTTAGACGATACTTTAAAAACATTTACACTAGATACATTTACTGGTGATAATTCAACAACTGCATTTGTCACATCATCAACAATTTCAGCTGCAAGTGCGTTATTAGTAACGATTGACGGTATTGTTCAAAAACCATCAACAAACTATTCTACTTCTGGTGCAACTGTTACATTTACATCTGCCCCAGCTGCATCTGCTGAAATAGAAGTTAGAGATTTAGGAATTAAAACATCAGTAAGAAGAGGAACTGGTTTTAATTTAGACACACTTACTGTAAGTGGCAGTTCAACAACCACTATGACATTATCACACGAAGTTTTAGTGAATGATGTATTTATTTTTATCAATGGAGTTTGTCAAATTCCAACATCTGCTTATTCTGTAAGTGGTACAACCGTAACATTTGCATCTGCATTATCTGACGGTGATGTTGTAGTTGCAAGATACCAGAGATAAATATGCCATTAACAACTATCAAATCATCAAACATAAAAGACGCTGAAGTAAAAAATGCAGACATTAGTCCAACTGCTGGTATTGCAGAATCTAAAGTTGCTGGATTAGATGCAGCTCAAATTAGTACAAACGCATTTAATATTGGTGTCTTAGGTTTTAAGATGGCAGTAAGTGAAGGACTTACTGTTTTCAATTTAATTGATGGTATTGTTGATGAATTCAACAATGAAAGTGGTATAGACACATCAGAAAATGCAACTTCAAAATATGATGCTAGTTCCGATTTTTATTCAAATTTAGACGGCCCTACTCCTATTCCTACACCTCAAGCAACTCTAACAAGATTAACATCAACTGGGCCTGGTACATTTTCAAATGAACCAACTACAACTGTCGTTAAAGTTTTTGCAATCGGTGGTGGTGGCGCTGGTGGTGGCGGTGGAATGGGTGTTGGTGGAGGTGCCGGCGGCGGTGCTGGTGGTGTTGTTTTAGATGCTGATGTTCCAGTAACTGGTGGTGCTAGTGTTGCAGTAAATGTTGGTGCTGGTGGTGAAGGTAGATTTCATCCTTGGCACCCATCTTATCCAACAGCAATACAACCATATTTTCCTGGCGATGCTCCAACTATCTTTCCCCTTTCAATAGCAACCCCAGATAATCCAGCAGGAAGAAACTCACGACCAGGCGATGATTCAACTTTTGGCCCAACAATTACGGCAGAGGGTGGTGGTTCTGGTGGCCATGCATATACTATTAACGAATCTGGGTCTGACCAAGATTTTCCTGGCCAAGAAGTAACAGACGGATTGCCTGGTGGTTCTGGTGGAGGTGGTGGTTACGAAGAAGGTACAGTAGGTGAAGGTGAAACTGGAGAAAATAGACATCCTGCTGGAGATTTAACACAACAAGGATTTGACGGTGGTATCTGTTATGCTTCTGGGCCAGGTTATGCTGGTGGAGGAGGCGGTGGTGCTGGTGAACAAGGTAATGCTGCTAGTGGTGCAAACGCTGGTGCTGGTGGTGATGGTATTGCAGTAGGGCCTCCTAATCCACAATTAAATTGGTTTCCTGCTGGTTATGGTCATTCAGATGGTAAAGTTGGTGGCGGTGGTTCTGGTGGTAGATATGCTCCAGGCGGTGAAACAGAAGGTGGTGAAGGTGGTGGTGGTGATGGAAACCACAATCCACAGAGCACACATACTTTAGCAGCTGATACTGGATATGCTGGTGTTGTAAACACTGGTAGTGGAGGTGGTTCACACGGTGGTGGGCCAGGTGGCTCAGGCCCCTCTTATTATAATATTCCAGGCGGTGATGGTGGTAGTGGACAAATAGTCGTATTGGAAATGGAAGCATTAACTACATCCACAAGTAGCACATTAGTATCAGATACATTTACTGCAAACTCAACACCAACTAAAGCAAGAATAGTTTTATTTGCAGAAATAAGTGATGATTTAAATACAGATGTGTCAGTTTCTGCAACCAGAGATAACACTAACTACGATGCAATCACATTAACAGATACTGGTTATGTAAGTGGTAGTAGTGGTACAAAAGTATATTCTGGTTCTACTACATTAACTGGAGCTGCACCTGGCCAACCTCAAGTACAAGTCCGTTGGAAAATTGTTGGAAGTAATCAAACTGCTGAAAATAAAATACACGGTGTTGCGTTGCAGTGGAAATAAATTATGCCAAATCCCTTAACTGGTTTAACTCAGATAAAATCAACTGACATCACAGATGGAACTATCACTGATGCAGACATATCACCTAGTGCAAGTATCACATCTACAAAAACTGAAATTGATACCGATTTAGCAGACACAAATACACCTTTCAATATTGGTGTATTAGGATTTAAACACGCAGTCAATGAAGGTTTGACAATATTTAATTTAGTAGATGGTATTGTTGATGAGTTTAATAGTGAAGGTGGTATAGATACTTCAGAAAATTCAAACGCAGTATATAATTCTTCTTCAGATTTTTATGCAAATACAAATCCAAATCAACCTTTACCCTCTCCATCAATACAAAGAACATCTATTACTGATACTGGTTCTGGAACTTACTCAGTAGAACCTACAACATCAGCAGTTGATATTTTAGTTATTGGAGGAGGTGGTTCTGGTGGTGCTGGTGGATATAATAATACTGCTGGTGGTGGTGGAGGTGCTGGTGGTTTAATATTTTATGAAGATTATCCAGTAACTGGTGGAACAAGTATTCCAGTATCAGTAGGTGCTGGTGGTAGAAGTGCTGGAGGAGGTGGCCCTCTTGGAGTTGCATCATCTGGTTATGAACCATTTCAACCACAAAGATTTACTTGGGCTTACGACCCAATGCCAGAAACTCCCGTTCAACAACTTTATTCGCCAGGCGAAAAAGGTACAGATTCAGTTTTTGGTTCAGCTCCAGCGTTAGTTCTAACTGCTGAGGGTGGTGGTGCTGGTGGTGGATATTATCACGAAGGTTATGTTGGAAGTTTAGAACACACACAAATACAAGGTGGTAGTGCTGGTGGAACTGGTTCTATAAATAATGCCCCAGTAGTTCCAGCTGCTGAACACGCATCAACTCAAACAACAAATCATCCAGTTCCTGGCTTGTCAAACGACCCTTTACCAGGCACACCAATAAATGCACGAGGTTCTTTTGGAAATGCTGGTGGATTAGGTTTTCATACTGGCCCACAGAGTCAACTTGCAAACTCTGGTGGCGGTGGAGGAGCAGGAGCAGAAGGTGGAGATGTAACATCACCTCAAGGACAAAGAGGTGGTTCTGGTGGTATAGGTTTAAATTATAATATTGCAGATGGTTCAACACCAGTAGGTTATGCTGGCGGCGGTGGTGGAGGTGGTGCTGATACTGCACCTCCTAGTGAAAGTGTTCCTTATGGTGGTGGAGTAGGACAAGTAACAACTAATCAAGCATCTGCACCTTGGGCTCCAACATCAAGTCCATATAGTCCTTTCGTTACAGGCACAGAGGGTTTCTTTGGAACTGATGCAGTTGTAAATACTGGTGGTGGTTCTGGTGGTGGTCATATGGAAGGCCCTGCTCCGGCAAGCACTGGTGTAAGTGGTATTGCTGGTTCTGGTATTATTGTTGTTGCAGAAAGTAAAGGTGATATTGCTAACTCTAGTATGACTTTAATATCTGATACATTTACTGCAAGTTCAACACCAAGTAAAGCAAGACTTGTATTGTTTGCAGAAATAGGAGATGATTTAAATACCGATATCAACGCATCAGTAACAAGAGATAATACAACATTTAATGCAGTCACACTAACAGACGAAGGGTTTCAAGCAGGAAGTTCTGGTATAAAAATATTTACTGGTAGTACACCTTTAACTGGTACTGCAAGTCCTCAAGTACAACTTAGATGGAAAATTGTTGGAAGTAACCAAGTTAATACAAATAAAATTCACGGTGTAGCCCTCCAGTGGGCATAGAATATATATTATTATGAAGATATTTAAACAGAAATACAAAACCCCATCAAAAGAAGAATTTCCTCCAATCATAAGTTATCACGATAAAAGATATAATGGTACAATGGTTGATGAACAAGGTCGTTTCTATACAGTAGAAGATGAAACACAAAGATTGTTTCGTTGGGAACGAATGATTCGTAAAAAAGAAAGACAAAAAGAACAAATTAAAACTTGGATTGCAATCAAAGAAGGAACATATCATAAAAAAAATTATTATATGAGTAATAATACTAATAAACAACATTTTCACTGGAATAAAATGCCTAAACCTAAAACTGGTGGTAAACTATCTAGAAAATTAGATGGTGGTTGGGTAGAAGAATATAAACCAGTAAAATCTACACGATTACATAAATGGTTAGAAAATGCAAAAGAGGGAAAAGTTTTTAATGGACAAAAACACAGAACAAAACAATGGTTAATAAAACCAACTAGTGCAGATGTTGACCAAATTAAAAACCCTATTGACATTGAAAAAAAATAGTGTATAATTATTAAAAGGTGAAAAATTATGAATACATTTACAGACTCAGAGATTGATACTCTGGAACTTCCTAAAAAAGAGGAAGAAAAAAAAGAAGAACCCCAAGAAAAAAATATTGTTGAACCAGATGATAAAAATATTGTCAAACTGGTAGGTAATAAAAATATAGTTTCTATATTAACATCACAGTTTTTTGCAGAAAAAGAATGTGATGCAATAGTAAAAGAAACAGTTAAAGAATTATGGGTTGATAGTTCATTAAAAGGTGTGAGAAAAGCAACACAACAATCTTTACCTATGAACGATAAAGGTTGGCCCTATACTAAAGTGTTAGAACTTGCACAACAAGCTAATGATAAAAATTTTAAAATGCAACTTGCTGGTTTTTATCAAGCAGACAATCCACAAATAGTTTGTTATAAGAACAAAAACTTCTATAATTATCATTTAGACATTGGAAACAATGCACCATTTAGAAAATTAACTTTTATTATTCAATTATCTGACACCAAAGATTATGATGGTGGACATATTGAATTAATGAATATGACTACGGATAATAAATTATTTAGACAAAAAGGTCAAATAATTATATTCCCATCTTTTGTTCCTTGGCGTGTTACTAAAGTTACAAAGGGTGTAAGAAATTGTATTGAGGGTTGGTTACATGGCCCAAGTTATGTATGACATTTAATAAACTCGCACAAGAAGTACCATTAAATAATAGGGGAAAGATAACATCTGAGATATGGTTTCCTACACTATTTCATTTTAAAGATATTTTAAATTATGAAGAAAGAAATAAAAAATGGTTAAAACATATTTTTAAATGGAGAGATGACGACAATAGGGGTATTGTTCGTTCTAACTCAAGAGGTTGGCATAGTGCAGTAGATATGCATATGCGAGAGGAATATGAAGATTTAGGAAAAGAAGCACTTAAAATAGGTTTGAGAATACAAGAAATAATGGATTTAAATCCAGACACAGAACCAGTCATTGATAATATGTGGGCAAATGTTTCTCAGTTTGGTGCTCATAATCGTAATCATACTCACCCAGGCTCACATTTTAGTTTTGTTTACTATTTACAATCTCCAGAAAAGTGTGGACAAATATGGTTTTCTGACCCTAGAGCACAAGCAATCGCAGTTCAATTACCTTACAATCCAAAAAAACTAAGAAAAAGAGAAACACTTAATGAAGTATATTGGGCTCCAGTTCCAGGCAGATTAATTATGTTTCCATCTTGGGCAGTACACGAAGTAGAACCTAATTTATCAGAACTAAAAGGTAAAAAAGGTCTAAGAGTAAGTGTTTCTGGTAATTTATCTTTTCACATAAAAAAAGGTCTTAAATTTAAAGACGAAAGAGAAGGACACGATGCGAAAGGTTTTCTTACTATGAAGGGTGCTGAAAAACGAACATAATCTCTTTTTATTATAAATAGTTATAAAAAGGATTAGTTATGGCAGTACCTACTTCAAAGTCAACATTTAAAGAATATTGTTTAAGAGCATTAGGTAAAGGTGTCATTGATATCAATATATCTGATGACCAATTAGATGATAGAGTAGATGAAGCTTTACAATATTTTTCAAAATACCACTATGATGGTATTGAAAGAGTATATTTAAAACATCAACTGACAACCACTGAAATTACAAGAATGAGAAGTAATGAAAGTGCAGTTACAGCAACTGATAAGGTTGATAGTTCAATTACAGCAGACTTCTTACAACAAGAAAATTATTTACCTATTCCAGATAGTGTATTATCAGTTGTAAAAGTATACCCAGTAACAGATAAATTAACTCAAAATTTATTTGATGTTCGTTATCAATTAAGACTAAATGATTTATATGATTTCAGTTCAACTTCAATAATTCACTATGAAATGACAATGAGGCATCTAGATTTTCTAGACCACATTCTTACTGGTGAATATCCAATAGATTTTAAAGAACATCAAAACAGATTATACATTCACGCAGATATGGAAAAAGATTTCAATAACGGTGATTTTCTTTTAATTGAATGTTATAGAAAATTAGACCCAGCAGTATACACAGATGTATTTGATGATATGTATTTAAAAAGATATGCAACTGCATTAATTAAAAAACAATGGGGTTCTAACCTATCAAAATTTAATGGTGTTCAAATGTTAGGTGGAGTTACTATGAACGGTGAAGCAATCTATCAACAAGCGTTAGATGAAATCACTAAGTTAGAAGAAGAAATGAAACTAGGATTTGAGTTACCAATAAATTATATGGTAGGATAAGTTATGGCAGTCAACAAATTTTTTCACGACAGTAATAAAACTTCTATATCTGCCGAGAGAAACTTATATAAAAATCTAATCAAAGAAGCTATCCAGATTCACGGACACGATGTCTATTATGTAAATAGAACATTTGTAAATGAAGATACTTTATTTGGTGAAGATACATCTTCAACTTTTTCTGAATCACAACTTATAGAAATGTATGTAGAAAATGCAGAGGGTGGTCTTGAGGGTGAGAAAGAATTAGTATCAAAGTTTGGTTTAGATATCAAAGATGAAGTTACTTTTGTCGTAAGTAAAGAAAGATTTCAAGACATAACAAAACAAGTTGTTTTAGAGTCTGGTACTACTGAAACTTTTGGTGCAGTATTATTAGAAGATGAAACAACCACAAGTGAAAGTGCATATCTTGTAAATGAAGATGAATCTACTGATGCAGATAGACCTTTAGAGGGTGATTTAGTTTTTCATCCTATTATTAATAAAATGTTTGAAATCAGTTTTGTTGACCACGATGAACCTTTCTTTCAATTAGATAACAATCCAGTCTATAAATTAAAATGTAGATTATTTGAATATGGTAGTGAGGGTCTTGATACTGGTGTAAGTGCGATTGACCAAATAGAAACTGATAGTAGTTTAGATGCACTTTCATATCAATTCACATTAGAACAAACTGGAACATACACAGAAGAAATTTCATTAGAAGATAATGATTTATTATTATTAGATAGAACAGATGGTAGTGATTCTGATGCTGGTGATAATTTAATTTCTGAAACACAGTTTGGTGCGAGTTCTATACTACTTGAAACTGCTGATACTTATTACATTACAGTTAAAGATGAAACTGGTGCGTTTGAATTAGACGAAGTTATCACTGGTGCAAACGGTGGACAGGCTTATATTAAGTTAATAAATAGTAACACATTACACTTTGAATATATAACTGGAACATTTGCAAAAGATGAAGTTATTACTGGTAGAAACAATGGGTTTACTGCAACAATAACTGAAATGAAAGAAGAAAATCATTATCTAATTAATGAAGAATATAATGTAGATACTATTGATGAAAAATCTCAGATTGAAGATTTTGAAAACTTAGATAATACAATATTAGACTTTAGTGAATCAAATCCATTTGGTGACGCTGGGAAGGAAACATAATGTTAGGACAACAATTTTATCACGAAACGATTAGAAAAATCATAGTATCATTTGGTACTATTTTTAATAATATTCAAATTATCAGAAAGAATAGTTCTGGTAATATTACACAATCTATGAAAGTTCCATTAGCATATGGGCCTAAACAAAAGTTCCTTACAAGAATTAGAGAAGATGCAAGTATTAGTAAAACAACTGCGATTACTTTACCTAGAATTGCATTTGAGATACAAACACTTTCTTACGATACAACTAGAAAATTAAATCGTGTTACAAAGATTAGAAAAACAAGTGCAAAAGGTTCTTCTAAATTAGAAACACAATATATGCCTGTACCTTATAATGTTGATTTACAATTATTTGTTATGGCAAAAAGTGGTGATGATGCACTACAAATTATAGAACAGATATTACCTTTTTTTCAACCAGAATATACAATCACAGTCAATGATAATTTAGATATGAAACAAAAAAGAGATGTACCTATTGTATTGACTGGTATAGATTACGAAGATAATTACGAGGGTGATTT